GCTGAAATACTTTCGGACTTTTGGGAAACACAGAAAGAGTTCGTGAGCAAGTTTGGCACCTTCTGAAAAGCATTTATGCTAAATAACAGTAACAAGAGATTAATAGATTATGAGATACAAATACAGCGCAAAGAACCCAAATCCGAAAACCACACAGACTCGACGCAAGCGTCCTGAAAAGTGGGTCACCGGATCTGATCCATTCAGACGTGAGAAGTATTACGCCTACATCAAGCACCGTGCTCAGGCCAAGCATCGCAAGGAAGACTATGAGCTTACTTGGGATGACTGGGAAGCACACTGGAGTGATGAACTGTTTCTACTTCGTGGACGCAAGCGTGATGATATGTGCATCACCCGTGTTAACAAAACTCAACCGTGGTCAGCATCAAACGTTGTTGTGGTCTCACGCTTGGAACAACTTAGGTTGTGCGCTAAAACAATGTTGGAGAAGAAGAATAAATGATTGATTTTGATCCATACGCCGAGCTTATCAAGACACAAGAAAGAGTGACTATGCTAGAAGACTTGGTGGATCAATTGATCTCAACCAACAATGAACAGGCTAGACTATTACAAGAGATAGCCAAGAGTCACGAAGGACTGTCACGTCTTGTTCTTCAGAATGACACACGCATCAACAACCTTGCGTGTGGTCAGGACCAAGACACGTGAAGTTAAGTCTACCACAACAAACAGTGGCAGATGATCCTGCACGTTTCAAAGTTGTTGTGGCGGGCAGAAGATTCGGCAAGACGTTTCTAAGTATGCGTGAACTTTGTTATAGAGCACGCATACCCGACCAAGAAATATTCTACATCACCACAAGCTATCGTGCTGCTAAGATGATACTGTGGAAGCCACTCAAGAAGAAGCTGCTGGCACTGCGTTGGGTCAAGAAGATCAACGAAAGTGAACTGTCAATACTTCTGAAGAATGGGTCTACTATATCACTCAAAGGGTCAGAGGATCCTGACAAACTGCGTGGTCCTAGTCTATCCTATTGTGTGATTGACGAAGCAGCTGAATGCAAGTTGGAGACACTGTGGGGTGAAATCATACGTCCAGCACTTGCAGATCAACAGGGTGGTGCACTGTTTATAGGAACACCCAAGGGCAAGGGCAATCACTTTTATGACTTGTATGTAAAAGCCAAGAAGGCCAAGAACTGGGCAGCATATCAGTTCACCACACTTGATGGGGGCTTTGTTAGTGATGAAGAAGTAGCAGCCGCACGTGAAGATATGAGCGAGCTACAGTTCCGCCAAGAGTTCCTAGCCACATTTGAGACTTATGAAAATAGAGTTGCGTGGGGCTTTGATAGAGATAGGCACGTTATAGACGTGCCCAAGGATGTTAATACCTCTATTATTCACGTTGGTATGGACTTCAACGTTAGTCCAGCCACCGCAGCCATTATGGTCAAGCATACCATAGAAGGACTTGAATGTATGGTGCAGATTGATGAGATCAACGTCTACTCATCAAACACTGATGAAATGGTCTCTGAACTTAAAGATCGCTATCCACGAAGCAAAACGTTTGTATACCCAGACCCATCAGGCAAAAGCAGACACACCGCTGCCAATGGCAATACTGATCACAAGATACTTGAGAACGCGGGCTTTATTGTTAAAGCACCCAAGAAACACGATGCTGTCAAGGATAGAATCAACGCTATCAACGCACAGTTCAAAAATGCTAATGATACAGTCAGGCTGTATATAGTAAATACGTGCAAACACACTATCAACAGTTTGGACAAGTATACATTTAAGGAAGGAACACAGATTCCCGACAAGGATTCAGGATTCGACCACATGTTTGATGCAATTAGCTACTGCATCGCATATCTGTTTCCGATTAAGAAGAAAGTAGAGCATAAAGCACCTCAGCGCTGGGGTCATGCAATCGCATAAGGATTATTCATGAATATAACACAACAGATTTCTACGGAAGTAGCCAAGCTATTAAGTGGAAACTCTACCTACAACTCATACGACTCACGTTGGAGATACATGCTGGAAAGCTACATTGGTGGAATGGAGTATCGCGAGGGCGGACATCTAACACGCTACCAATTAGAAACAGATGCGGAATACGGTGCGCGTCTGCGGGCAACACCACTAGAAAACCACTGTTCGTCAATAGTAAACACCTATAACTCATTCCTGTTTCGTGAACAACCCATACGTGAGTTTGAAAGTCTTGAAGGAATGCCAGAACTATACTCATTCTTAGAAGACGTGGACTTTGAAGGACGCAACATTGACCAATTTATGAAGGACGTTCACACCTGGGCAAGTGTGTTCGGTCACTGCTGGATGATGTTGGTAAAGCCCAACGTGGGTTCGGCCACAAGAGCAGAAGATCAAGCCCAGGGCATTCGTCCATATGCTAGTCTACTCACACCACAAGTTGTATTGGATTGGGAATACACTCGCAAGCCCAATGGTGAATACAAACTCTATTACTTCAAATACATCGAAGATATAAATGGTGACGTAACTACAATCCGTGAATGGTGGGATGAAGCTGTTAAGACTTCAATCATCAACACGTCAAAAGACAATATTGAACATCAATACGTTGAACCAAACGGCCTGGGATTGATTCCGGCGGTGTGTGCGTATAACAAGCGTTCATCATATCGTGGCATTGGTGTTAGTGACATTACTGACATTGCTGACTATCAGCGTCTGATCTACAACTACTTGAGTGAGTGGGAACAGTTGGTTAGACTCAGTGTTCACCCAAGTCTAGTTAAGACACCAGACACCAACGCTGGCATTGGCGCAGGTTCAATGATTGAAGTTCCAAATGACACTGACGGATCGCTCAAGCCATACTACCTAGAATATAGCGGCGCCAGTATTGATGCTATTCAGAGTGGTATTGAACACGCTGTTTCAGCAATTGACAAGATGGCCAATACTGGTGCTGTTCGCGCAACTGAAAGCAAGAAGATTAGTGGCGTGGCAATGGAAACTGAGTTTGAACTGTTGAACGCACGTCTAAGTGAAAAAGCAGACAACCTTGAACTTGCTGAAGAGCAGCTTTGGAAGTTGTGGTGTGTGTATATGGAGCGTGAATGGGAAGGCGTTATTGACTACCCAGGCAGCTTCAACATTCGCGATACGGCTCACGAGATTGAGCAATTGCGTGTGGCATATGAAGCAGCAGAACCTGGCAGTGTAGCAGCACGCGGCGTCCAAAAGAGAGTTACGGAATGGCTGGACTTTGAGCAAGAAGAACTTGCGGAGCTTACAAAAGAAGTCACTCCACACATTATGCAAAGTCTAACGGGTGAGCTTAGAGCAGTTACAACTCAGTCACAGCACCAAGAGTTGATCTCTATGGGCTGGACTGAATACACACAAGGAATGAACAATGAGTAAACTAGGAGGCTATTATGGCTTATAAAAAGAAAGGCAACGGCAAGAAAAAGAAGTAAGTTAACCTATTATAGCAAAATACTATGATTATACTAAATAACAGTAGCAGCAGACAGTAGGTTCTGTCTGCTGACACTAATTACAAACAAACCGTTAAGAGCGGGCGAGGATTACAATGGCCGAAGAACAAAACATTGGCGAAGCAGCAGCAACTGACGCAGCTGATCAAAAATCAAGTCAGGCACAAGAAGAAGCAACAAAGACATATACCCAAGAAGAAGTAGACAACATGATGGCTCGAATGAAGGGCAGCATGGAGAAGAAACTTCTAAAGCCTTATGAAGGATTGGGTGATCCAGAAGAACTGCGTGATCTGAAAACCAAAGCGGAACAACAGCGTGAGGAACAACAGCTCAAGCGTGGTGAGTTTGAAAAAACACTTCAGGAGAAAATGTCAGTAAAGGATTCAGAAATCCAGAAGCGAGACGCAATCATCAAAGAGTATAAGGTTAACACCCCACTACTTGATGCAGCAGCACGTTATAAAAGTGTGAACCCAGAACAAGTCAAGAGCTTGCTGGCAAGCAATGTGCAGTTGGGTGATGATGGCGAAGTTGTGGTTACTGATGGCAAGGGCGGCGTTCGTTATAATGACAGCGGCAACCCAGTAGGTGTAGACGACCTAGTGCGAGAATTCTTAGATTCGAATCCGCATTTCGTTCAACCGACAGCATCAACAACCCACACTAAGAGCAACTATTATGCTCCCGGTGGTAAACTTGATATCTCAAAACTAGACATGAAGAATCCTGCGGATAGACAAAAGTATGCCGAAGCCAAGAAGGCCGGCAACATTTAATACGCCAATATCTTAAGGAGATTACACCATGGCTAACAACACAACCCTTAACAGTCAACTGTTTACTAATCTGCTTGCAGAAGCACAGTTTGCTGCATACGAGAACTCAGTAGCTCGTCAAATCGTAACAGCTTTTGATTACCCAGCTAACCAAGGCAAGACTCTTCAGGTTCCTGTTTACTCAGCAGTATCAGCAGTAGACCTATCTGAAGGTGTTGCTCCAAGCGCAGCTGACACCAACACAAGCTCAGCAGAAATCACTCTTGGTGAAATCGGCACATACTTCCAGATCACTGACTTCCTACGTGATTCTGCACAGCGTGACGTTATCTCTGAGCTAGGCATGAACGCTGGTATGGCCATTGCTGAAAAGATGGACCAAGGCGTTTGGGATCTGTTCAATTCATTCACACAGAGTGTGGGCGTTGAGGACTCAGCAGTAACAGTTGACAACATCTTTGAAGCAGTAGCAACCCTACGCAGCAACAAGATCACTGGTCCTTTCTACTGTGTAGTTGACCCACGTCAAGCACTTAGCTTGAAGAAAGAACTAGCAACTGTTGGTGGCGCTAACTTGACCGCAAGTGAAATTGGTAGCGACATCCTACGTGGCTTCTACATTGGTTCAATAGCTGGATGCCAGATCTTTGAATCTGCACTAGTTAAGTCAGACCTTAACACTGACGCTGATGGCGACGTTAACGCAGTAGGCGCAGTATTCAGTCCTAAGGCAATCGGTCACGCAATCCGTGGCGGTGTTGTAATGGAAGATGAGCGTAAAGCAGCAGCGCGTGCTACTGACATCATGGTAAGTGCCGTGGTAGGTCAGACTATTCTACAAGACAGCTTCGGTGTTAAAATCATCGGTTCAGTATAAGGAGTAGATGATGTCTTTTATTATTGAGAACAACAATGTAATCAGCTTTGCTGAATTTGATGACGTGTTAAAGCGTGATCAGAGAATCTTTGACAATAATGAAGGCATCACTGACGAGTTAGTTGAAGAGCATCTTATACAAGCTACGGCGCACGTGCTCACAAGGTTTCGTGCGTCTAGTTGGTGGACAGACTATTATCTGCAACGCCGTGACACAAACGGCAATCCCATCAACACGTTAGCTGATATCCCAAGTTTAGATGTCAATCGCATTGTAAGCAGGCAGGAACTGTTCACAGAACTTGCTGTTTACACTGCACTCGCTGAGTATACGCTGCCTATGATAGCGGACTTTGGCGCAGAAGACAGCGACGAACGGAATAAGATGGATTACTATTCAAACAAAGCAGATCGTCTGTTTGGGCATTTAATTAGTTTGGGTGACTGGTATGACTTTGATGATGATGGCACTATTGCATCGTCTGAAAAAGAGCCTGGACACTACAACTTAAAAAGGATTAGATAATGAGAGATGAAATCATTGAAAAAATACGTTTGTCGGGCTTAGGCTCTCTGGGCGTGAGCAATGAACTGCCATTTGATGACAATGGTCAGGCTCTCTTTATTAAGAACTCCAAACAAGTTTACGTTGACAATCCACAGACAAGTCAGGAGCCATTGTTTCAGACTTTGAATGGTGGGTGCAACGTAAACAACTCCACAACAACTGTCAGTGTGTTTTTTGCAGTTGATGCGAAGAACAAACCCGCTGATTATGAAACGAATATTGCCAAGCTACAGAGTGTCAAAGACAGTGTGACATTTGAAGGCAGCACAAGCAGACTGGTGTTTACCAGCACTGAATATGCAGGTGATTTGT